AGTCCCAAGCACTTGAGGCCCGCAGAATGGCTGTGGAGGATGTGGCCCGCATATGGCGGATTCCATCACACATGCTAAACCTGCCAGGCACGAACACTTATTCGAGCGTTGAGCAGAACATGCTCGGGTTTGTGACACACACCCTGCGACCTTATGTGACCAAAATTGAGGATGCTATGGGCACCCTGATGAGTCGGTACCAGGGTGGCGAAACCGCATTCATCAAGTTCAACATGAACGGGTTGCTCAGGGCTGACATTCAAAGCCGGTACAGCGCCTATAGCACTGGGTTGCAGTCTGGGTTCCTTGCAATCAATGACATCCGGCGGTTGGAAGACTTGTCACCACAGGAGGGCGATGCTGCTGAGGCGGTGCGCGTGCCCCTCGCTAATGTGAACCTTTCTGAGGCTGGCGTGAAGGCGCAACGCGAGAAGGTGCAGATGGTACGCGATCTGGTGTTCGCCGGGTTTGACCCTGCTGAGGCTATGGAGATGATTGGGTTGCCCGCTGTTGGTCACACTGGTTTGGCTTCAGTCCAGTTGCAGGGTGTGGCGCAGGTGGATCCTGAGAACCCTGATTCGGTGTATAAGGATGAGGTGCAGTGATGTCAACTTTGACTAATCACTTTACTGTGGCAGAAGAACAAACCTCAGCCTCATATTCTCTAGTAAATCGCGCGGAACCCGATGAGCTTTCGGTGGGTGACTTTGTGGAGTGGGATAGCTCCGGCGGTATGGCACAGGGGCAGATTGCCACGATAGAAACTGATGGCGAGATTGCTGTGCCTGATACAGACTTTGTTATTACTGGCACCGAGGATGACCCTGCCGCTTTGATTCGCTTATGGCGTGAGTCTGAGAACGATGATGGAGAGATGGAGTGGAACCCCACCGATGTTTTTGTGGGGCACAAGTTTTCTACACTCACCCTGATTGATGCTTTGGATGAGCGCGTTAAGAAGCGCGCTTTGGATTTGACCCCACCAGCTTGGGTTCGCGCGATTGCCCGCAGCGCTGCAAATGCCACACCTGAAATACTTGCTGTGACTAATAACGCTATGACCCCTGCGATGTGGGTGGAGGCGCGTGAAATGTTGGCTGATAGTGGGAACATTGTCTGGGGCGTGGTTTTGACTGATAGGGCCGCGACAAGGTTCCTAGACTTCGCTAATGAGGTCATTGGTAGAATTGAGGAAGAGAATGAAGGCCGAGCTAAGGGGCAAGCATTGAGCAAGATGGAAACGCGGATCAATCCTGCAGAGTTTGAGGTTCGTGAAACAGAAGATGGTATGCAGTTCAGCGGTTACGCTGCTGTGTTCGAGTCCGATAGTGAACCGTTACCGTTCATTGAGCGTATTGCGCCAGGGGCTTTCAAGGGTTCCCTCCGCAACCGGAACGACATAAAGCTTCTCTGGGATCACGACACCGCTTCGGTGCTGGGTAGCACTAGGGCTGGCACTTTGAGGCTCACTGAGGATGCGCGCGGTTTGTTTGTGGAGGCTGACTTGCCTAACACTTCCACAGGGCGTGACGCTCGGGAACTTATTGGGCGGGGTGATGTGGACAGCATGAGTTTCGGTTTCACTGTTGCCCGTAATGGGGATGAGTGGAGCGCTGACGGTTCTGTGAGAACTTTGACGAAGATAAACTTGCATGAGGTTTCTATCGTGGCGTTCCCTGCATACACCGCGACTGCTGGCAGCACTGCGGTTCGAGGGATTGACAAGGTGGCTTTGAGGGTCGGCGTGGATGCTGATGTTTTGGCTGATGCGCTTTTGAAGATTGAGAACGGTGAGGACATTACTTCTGCTGACCGGCAACTGCTCGCCTCGGTAATTGATGAGCTGGCCCCAGCGGAGCAGGTTGAGCAACCTAAGGGTGATTTTGACATGCTTGCTTTGAAGAAGAAGAAGCTCGAACTATTGATGGGACTGTAATGGCTACTAAAGAGGACATAAAGAAAGCGATCCTGAGGGTTGCAGGCAATCCTGTGTCTGGTGGGATTGCTTCGCTTGCTGATGAGATGGCTGACGCGGTTTTTGCGTTGGATAATTCTTCTGCTGATACGCCTGCGAAGGCGAAGCCCGTGAGGGGCACCACTCAGCAGGCAGAGAAAGAAACCCGCGTCATGGAGGCTGTTGAACAGCGTTAGTGGGTTTCCCCCTGCCGGTTTTCCCTTTCTTTCCGGCAGGGGGTTTTCTTTTGCTACCCTTGTGGTGGGGCTGGATGGTTTCGACACCAGGTTAGATCCGCACGCGGTGACCTGGTGGACTGGGGTTCGAGTCCCCACAGCTCCACAACCGGGGCGCACCATGTTGGTATCATTGAGGTACCGGATTTGTGCGTCACCGCTGCTGGTAGTAGTTGAGCGTTACCGCCACTGCAAAACAAACTAATCAAACCTATTGGAAGGACATTCTATGTCTGAGTTCATCAAGACTCAGGAAGAAATCCGCGCCAACCTGACCATGCAGATCCGCGAAGTTATCGAGGGTGCAGAATCAGAATCGCGTGGAATTGACTCCGCTGAAGTCGCAAAAATCGACCTTATCGAGGCTGACATTCGCAAAGCTGACGAAGCACTTGCTATTGCCAAGCGCTCCGCAGACCGCGTAGCACAGGCCTCTGAAGCTACCCGCAACTTCGCCCCTGTTGAGGAAGCACGCGGCGCAGCCGATGTGTTCCGTGCAATGGCTCGCGGAGAAGTTCGTGGACACAACTTCACGATGGAAAAGCGTGCAACGCTCGTTCCTTCTGCGAACACTGTTCCTGTGGACTTCCTTGACCGCGTTTACGCGCTCGCTAAACTGGTTGGCCCTTACTTGGAAACCTCCGAGGTTTTCCAGCGCGATTCCGGTTCTGACCTTCGCGTCCCAGTAATGACCGCTTACAGCACCGCAACGCAAACCGCTGCCGGTGGAGCAATGGATGAGTCTGAGAACACCTATGGTTCTCTCCTCCTCGAGCCTGCCAAGCAGGGCTTCATTGTGAAGCTTGCTAACGAACTGATTAGCGATGCCGGATTCGATATTGAGTCCTCTATCGCTGAGAACGCTGGTGTTGCTATCGGTACCCGCGTGAACACCATCGTGAACACAGCAGTTGAGGCTGTTGCTGGCGCTGGCGTAACCGCTGCTTCCGCAACGGCTATCACCGCTGACGAGCTGATTGAGCTTGCCTTCTCCCCTGATGGCATGGTTCGCTTGCTCCCAGGAACCGGATTCATGGTTGCTCCAAGCACCATGGCTCTGATCCGTAAGCTGAAGGACACTGATGGTCGCTACATTCTCGACCCAATCGTTTCCTCCGTGGATGGCAACGCAAGCGCGACTCTGCTTGGGTTCCCCGTTTACGAAAACCCTGCTGTGGATGCAGCTACCACTGGAAACCAGGCCGCGTTCTTCGGTCACTGGCCTTCGGTGAAAATCGCAACCACCGGACTCGCAACAAGCGTGTCCACCGATGCGTACTTCGCAAATGACATCACCGGCTACCGCTTCACTTACCGTGTTGCTGCTGGTGTTGCTAATGGTGCAAACCACATCAAGAAACTGACAATGGCCTAAGCCTTGCCGGTTCGAGGAACCCCTGTCACCTGTATGGGTGGCGGGGGTTTCTTCTTGCGCGAACCAGGCACCCCTGTCGCGGTAAACTAGACCTGGAGGATTTACATGTCTATTGAGAACGGCTATTGCACACTTTCTGATGTGAAAAATGCGCTCAGGATTCAAGACACAGTGGATGACAGCCTGCTTGAGATAAGCATTGAGGCGGCATCGCGTGAGATTGATGGTTGGTGCGAGCGCGTTTTCTACAGCTCCTCAGCTACCCGAGTGTTTAGGCCCGCTGATTCATTTGTTACTGAGATTGATGACTTGCAAACCGTTACAACATTGAAAACTGACACTAACGGGGATGGCACTTTCGACACCACCTGGACTGCTGACAGTGACTATCAGCTAAACCCTTTGAATGGGATTGCGGGAGGGGTGCAACTACCCTTCACCATGATCGCTGCGATTGGTGATTATCTGTTCCCCATTTATGAGCCACGCAACTCGAACGCTTTTCAGGCTTCTGTGCAGGTGGTTGGGGTGTGGGGTTTCGCTAGTATCCCTACAGCGGTGAAGCAGGCGTGCA